CAGCCGTGATGTTTTCAATGACCTGCCCATCGTTGACGGTTATGGGCTCGCCTTGCGATGATGACACAATAACCAATTCAACTGGGGAAAACGCAGACGCACCAACAAGGGTGCTCTCTAACACTAATGGTATTTCAAGTTCCCACTCCAAGCGAACCGTCGTCGGGGTAATCACATTGGCGCTAAATACACTTTGCCCTGTGGCAAGAACCGCCGAAGACGTTATGTTGTCGGCACGCAGAGAACTATCTAGGGCGCCATCTTGCCTGACGTACGACCCAAACCCGACTGTTTGTTTACGAAGTGTAAAAGACGAGAACGCCATTAGACCAAGATTCCAGTAACACCACCGCTGGTAGTGATTGTGATAGTTCCCTTACGAATCAATCCCAGGTCACTGACAGTCCGTGTATTGTAGACCTCAGACGCCGAGTCAGATGCAAATCTGAACCGTGTGATGTTTGCGTAATTAACACCCGCCACGCTGTGCAATGCTCTGTAGAAGTCTCCAAGGGACATAGTTTGACCAAACGACACTGCCTCAAACTCAAAGAAAGAGTCAATCACGGACTCAACGGCTTCCTTGACCCACTGTGCCACGTACTGGTCTTGCACATAAATGGTAGCGGTGATGTTGAGTGGGGACAGGGAAATGGTGGGGGAAACTCCCACCGAAGCGCCCACAACAGTGCGGGGAGCAAAGTATTCAAGAACACCAGTACGGACTGTTGCTGGAACAGAGATAGTAGTGCTTGTGGTGGTCAAGTAATCGGATTGGTACGGAGCCACATACAGCATGATGTTGGGAGCCCCAGTTGCGTCACATGTTGCTTTGGCAACTTGGGGGGCACGCAGTGCAAGGTCCTTGAAGTCCTGAACAGAAACAGCACGGTCTTGGGTGCGGAACATCAGAGGAATGTTGGCTCGCATGGATTCAATAGACTCAGCGTCTGAACCACCAGACATGGCACTTGACGACGAGATATATGTACCCGTGATGTTGCTACCTGCATCGTATGCCGATACGTAACCACCAGGAAGGTTGCCGTTGTTCCCTTGACCACGTCTGTAGGAAACCGTCACCTCAGCGCCGTTTGTTGGAATCTTTCCGTTTACTCCGTTTCCAAAAACAATCTGTGTGATGCCGTCTGCCGTAACTTCAAGAGTAAAACTGCGGCTGGAGGACAAGGCATCAGACAAGTTGGAGACGTACGAATATTCCATCTCAGTGGGAACCCCATTGAGAACGGTGCCTTCCTTTACGTACACCTTGACGCTTGACGCAACAACACCCGTGTAATAGAGATTGAAGCGTTGGCTGGAAAGACCGTTGCTAACCCCCGCCACACGACTAACAGCATTGACAGGGAGTTCTGACGAAACGTATCTGCCCTCTGCTACCGACACCACCACAGATGCAACTGATGGCCCCATGCTGGCAGAAGCGGTAGAGGTAAAGTAAACAATAGGATAGTTGTCAGTTGCTGGGGAGACAAATCCAGTGTTTGCAGGGATAACAATGGTTGAACTGTGGTTGACATCGGACGCACTGATTGTCACAGTCCCAGTAGAAGACGTCTGAAACAACGGCTTGTAATCCAAGAGGTTGGCGATAGCCAGGACGCTACTTCTTTGGGTGGCAGTATTAAGATAGGATTCTGCGGCGGCACGGTCCACGTAATAGTGCAGAACGTCGCCCATGTACGCCCACAAGTCCACCATCAAAACACCAAAGTCAGACCTGCTCCTAGAGGTCCACTCTGGGATGGACGTTGACGCACGGCCAAACAGGTCCTCTCGGATGGAGAGGTAGTCACGACTGGTGTAATCAAAACTGGTCATTAGTAAGCCCCTCCGAGCAAGGTAGTGTCGCCACTGGCGATATCAAATGTTACTACCGAAGCGCCGTATGGTGGTACCACATATTTTACCGAAATAGTAATGGTCGTGTCGGTATCTTCCCCATAAAAGTTGGATTCAGGAACACGGATGTTTAAGTCAACGACCTTACCCGTGGTCAGATATTCGTTAAGTTCCTGGATGGCGTCCACACGGTATTCGGCAAACACCAGTTCGTCCATTTCCTCAAACAGGAGATTCTTGAGACCAGCCCCGTACTTGGGGTTCATTACCCTCTCTCCAGGGGAGGTTGTCAAAATGTCAATGATGTTTTGTTCAACCACCGAATTGAGGGATGAACTGGTCGCCACAGCCCCCGTGTCTGAGGTAAACCTAAATGGGACAGAAATAGATTTCATACACAACCTAACCTATACATAAATATTAACTAATTCCTGACCAGCCATCCACTTACCGTTAGTGAGGGCAGGGGTTGGCGGGGTGATGTATTGAGAAGTGGCGTTAGGGCTGGGTGTTATACCATCCAACGAGTCCTTGGAAATTCTAAGATAACTGACCATTGCTGTTTGCGCAATCTCATGCTTTACTGAATTAACGTACCAAAAACCGTCAAACTGAGTGTTGTACTCTTTGATGTTCACAATGCCACCAGGAACAATTCCAGGGTCACCCACCACTTCCACGTACGCCGTCATGGGGAACTTCTTTCTCAACGCCGCTTCAACAATCTTTGCGCCCATCTCGTAAGTGTCGGCATTGACGTTAAGGACATTAGTAAATTGAGAATTTACGGGAGTGCCCAATCCCGACTGTTCGGCAAAGTCCTCATTTAAAACCGACAGCAATTGACCCTGCTTGTCCAGAAGGTGCAGGGTGTCATACGAACGAGAACCATCGGGAGAAACTGCGCCTATCTTCCCGTCAAACTTTAATATCTGCCCTGGGTGTGGGCTGGGGTTTCCGTTCAATCCTCTCACGGTGTGAAGCGCACTGTAGGAGATTCGGTGGTTAAGTGCTTTGTAAGGGTCCCAAATATGAATGTGCGTCCCGTCCATCAGTACCCTGTATCCCCAAAGGTCGGCGGCGTAGGCAAGGAAAGCCCAATCCGATTGCGATTTTTGGACAAGCCTCTCAATGCGGTAATCATCACGTGGCACAGAAACCGAGAACTTGTAATTGTCTGCCAATTCTGTGGCTATTTCATAAATGTTTTTGTTTGCCCAAACCCTTGTCTTGCGTGACTTCATGATGTAACTGGCGCCTAAACAATAAACCCTAGTCATCTGGAATGGGCTGTTATTGACAGTACCAGCGCTTGTTACCGATAGTGGTTCAAGGTGAGAGATGTACCCAAAGAAAGACGACGTGGGACGCTCCCTTAAGGCAACAGAAATAGTAACTGGCCTGTCAATGTACTGGTCAATCAGTTGCGGATTTAAACCCGCAAATTCCAGAATGCACAGATTGTGCATGTTTTCAGTTAACTCCAGGGACAACCGCTTGATGGACAGGTGGTCAACAGGGACACCATCAATAGCAATAGTCACTACAGGGGATAGGTCAGAAGACCCTTTGAAAATCATAAGATGGGAATCTTAACCTGGGTTCCCGCAGTGAGTTTGTCTGGAAAAGCAATCTGTGGGTTCAGGTCGGCAATCTTCCAGTATTGTGTTGAGTCATTGAGGTACATTGCGGCCAGCAACTCCATTGACTGTCCTTCGGAAGCCACGACAACCATTGCATTGGGAGAAGAGAATTTGGTTGCGTTCGCCACGGTGTATGTGTTGTTATTGCGTGTTTCCGAACCTGCGGAATAACGAGAACCTCTAACAATCATGATACAAACGCCCCACGACCACCGCTTGCAGTCTTGTTTTCCATCCTGAACTGGACCCCCTGCGCATTAAACTTGCCCCACTCTTCAACAGTGGGACCTACCGTCACGCTTCTAGTTGTAGACGACGTCTCCGTTCTGGTCCCACTGTTTACACCAAACGTCATTGTTACTGTGTGAGTAACTTCAATCTTTACGGAAGAGTTAGCGTTTTCCATTTTGTGACGTCTGTTTTTGGGTCCAACGGCAAAGGAATATTTGTTGGTCTGGCTATCTTGTTCTGATGTTTTCTTGTTGGCGTTGTTGGCAAATTCTTGGTTCGTAAGGGGATTGCCTGGAGCCCCCCTTTCGGAAGAAGAACTGTTTTTGTAGTATTGAATATCTTCTTCCATGATGGTTCGTCCCGCACTGCCTGATGGAAGTATTTCTGTAAACGTGACTTTTCCGCTCAAGGTCCATTCGCATTCTTGATTAGAAAATGCTTGCGACAATGCTGGACTAACCCAACTCTTAACAGTTCCAATAAACGTAAACTCTTCACCAGGTTCAGTTACACCATCTGCGTTCCAAAAATCGTAAAAAGAAAAACCGTAGTTGGCGATTGTCTGTGTTCCTAGACCTAATATAAACTTCTTTAATTGAGGGCTGTTGTAAACGATAGACGGTCCGTAGTAAGACAAGTTTCTCATTTTTGCGGAAGTGTCGTTGTCTTCCTTCTGCTGGTTAACCATGTCGGCAACAGCAGTTTCAAGGGCGTCAGTAAGGTACGCATGCTCACGAGCAAACCCCATGTACAACGCCCTCACCTGGAGGGTTACT